CTCAACAACTTCAAATTGTCCTGCACCAAAAGTATTTGTACGCTGATCATCTTTTAATGATGTTTCATATTCTTGTTCTTCATAAGAAGGCCCAACGGCTATAGCTTCTCGTATAGCATCTCTATTAAAGTAAGGCATTCTAGCTAATGAACGTAGTTTACTTTTATTCATCTTATGCCGATGAAATACATACTCACATTCATCAATATTAGTTGCATTAGGATCAGGATAAAAATCCCATATACTTACAAATTCTATTCTAGGAACACGTACATCTACAGGGCTATAAGTTCTTACACCTTCTTCGTTTTCCTGCCATTTATTTAATGTTTTATTAAAGTTAAATGGCCCTTTAACAATACCAGTTCCAAATAGAGCTGATTCAAATAGAGAGTTTCTTATCTCGCTTGAACCATTTGATTCTTCTATTTGATCATGGATTAACTTCTCCATTATTCTTGCAGATTCTTTTGCAGGAGAAATTTGAAAGTCTTGAGGATTAATAGATGGGCCATCTACAAGATCATCTTCAATCTTTTCTTTTATAGATAAGTTTTCAAACTTACCAGATCCAAACGTAGCTCCAGCTTTAAGAACTTTACCATCACCTTCATAGCCTACATCAAAAGGACTTTCTCCTTCAGTAGGTTGGTTTTGTGTAGTTTCTAGTCCGGGTAAAGGATTTCTAGAATCTAAATGAGCATACTCTGCCACACCTTCAGGAACTTTAGTTGAAGCGATACCTATAGGAAACTTATTAGCTCCAAATATAACATCTACTAACTGTCCAAAAGCTGCTAAAACTTTTGTCTTTGTTACTTTTACAAAAACTCTAGATTTTTCAGATTCTCTAAATCTAATGCTTTTATCATAAAGACCACGATAATTATGATAAGCAGTTATCCAACGTCCTTCATCGTGATCTCTAGCATCTTGGGCAGATTGATATCTATCAGAAAGAAGCCCTACTAAATTATTACGTAGGGTTTCTTCTAATGTCAGCTCAACTCCCTGCTCATCATCTACAGGTGTAAAATAAAGTTCGTTAGCTGTTAAGTTATTTTCTTCTTCAGCCATTAACTAATCTCTATTGATCAGGTGTAGAACCAAGATGTAAAAACTCTACAAGATAAGTCACAGTCGTTGCAGCAGTTGCAAGGTCATTAGCCAAAGGCTTTAAACGAGCATGAAGAGTTCTCGCTGCTGCTGAATAAAGTGTGCTTGCAATAACGATTGCTTCACTTGTAGCAGGGCCACCTACGACACCAGCAGTTACGCCAGTGCCTACAAAAGCATTAGCTGCATGACCATGAGAGTTTTGAATAATGTACAAAGGTGCATTAGCTGTCCAAGTTACTGCTGATCCACCATCATCAAGGATAGCTTTCTCATCAATAATTTGACCACCACCAGCAGAAGTACCTAGATCAAAATCTACATCATCACCTGATGCTCCAGCAGTAACAATGTTACCTGCAGGTATCGCAATTAAATTACGAATAATAGTATCTGCAGGTTGCGTAAAACTTACATCATATGTTGCATCAGCAGTAACAGCAATCGTACCTGTCGTTACAGAAGTCATTGAAGTAAGAATATTTGATGCCATGTTACGAACATCAGCCGTACTTGCTGAATTACGTCCTGTGTCTTTTATGCTATAAACTGGATTTGCCATTTTATGTTATCTCCTCCTTATGGAAATATTTTAAAATTTTCTTTTAATTGTTGCTGTTGTTTCTCTAAAACCTTGAGTATTTCGACCACTACTTAAAGCTATATCAAAACCTTTTATATTTGTATGAGCAGTGACGTTTGTTTTATTATTTGATCGTGATACATCAAACCCTCCTCTTGGGCCTGTATATCCTATAGATTTATTATTATCCTTAGATACCCTTGCCCTATAGTTTCTGCCTGATTTATCTGTAAATGATCCAGATACAGATGTTGGATTTACATTTAAATTTAATTTTTTTCCTGTAACATTAAAAGAAGTTCCAAAAGGTGTTCTTTCTATACCATAACCTGTTCCTTGATTATTTTTATAAACAACCTTTTGTATTTGTTTATTCAACCTAGCTTGAAGTTTATCTTGATCTATACGCGCTTGTGGTTTTCCAGAAGATGTTACAGTAATTCCTGCACCTTTTTTTTGAGTGCTTATATTTAAACCTTCTGCATCGCCATATATTTTTGGCCCTTTGCCTCCATTGCTGTACTTAATTCTTTTCATAATTAATATCCAAACACACTATCAGAAGGAGTGTAGGCTTGTTGAGTTCTTAAGTTTCTCAACTCTGCTAATGGGTCATTAATTCTAGGTCTAGACATAATTAAATACCTTAGAGCATCGTAAGCATGATCCTGTGCTTTTGTATCTACATCTTCAGGATTAGACTTATCTAACGGAATACTTTGTAATTCACGGATGAGATTAGGACAATTATTGAATATTTGCAACCTTGGTCTACCACTTTGTTGCAATCTAAGATATTCATGTATTTGTATTTTGCCTTGAATTCTATTCTTATCAGCTCTTCTTAGCTTATGTCCTTGTTTTACAAGGGTTTCTCCTACTGTAGGGCCAAGTGTGCCTGTTCTGTTCCAAGCTGCAGTATCTAACACTCCTGCTACAGAAAAAGGGTCTTGCATCTCCATTTCTGTAATTCTATATCCTAAGTCTTGTCCTGTTAGTCCTTTTCTATAAAGTTCTCTATAGATAATTAATGTTCCATCACTAGGATCTAATGTAGCCCATATACAAGCAGACTCACTTGCATAACCATAGTCAATGCCTTTTATTCGTTCCCAACTAATAGGTATTTCAAAAGGTGAGATAACATGAGTATCTATACTAAATTCTGTAAAGGCTGCTCCCTCATTAACATCCCAATTACCTTCTAATAGTTGTTTACGTTGTGTAGGCGGTAATGCTTTGAGCATTTGCTCATAACGCCCATCTTCTGCTAAATATGGATTATCATCTAATCGTGCAGGTATAAACTTTCTTGTTAGGCCATCTACTCCTTCAAAGCTAGTATCGGGTATACAAGGATCTATGTATCGTTTTTTTACCCAATGTGCGCCTACACCACCGGGGTTGGCAGTACAGCGCATATA